CGCCGACGTGGAGACGACGAGCCGGTGGGCGAGAGCTTACCCGTTGTGGTTGAAAACGACGATGATAATGGAGATGATGAAGAAGCTCCTGCCAATCTTTCAATTTCTACTTCTCCTAATGCTGGACTTCCTGCGCCGCCCGGTCTCCTTTCGCCTAAGAGCGTTGGAGAGAACACAACTAGTTTGTCGCTCTCAACAGTCGTGAAAGGGACCGTGGCTGCTGCCGCAGTTTGCCTCCCGTTCGCCTTGGACCTTGCTGCTGTCAAGAAGCAGGTCATCAACGGCGATTTCTCTTTTGCTCCCGCTTTGAAGTCCGCGGTTGAGCTGCATGGTGTCGATGCCGTTCACGAATTTGTTTTGTCTTCTGATGCTTTTTCGGTCTATCGCTCTTACATGGATGTCGTCCAGCCCACGTGGTTTCCTTTTGGTGATGTGATGCCAGATGAGAATGGGAAAGCTTTCTTCGAGAAAGTTGGGGAGTATAGAGTTGATGGTGTAAAGTCAGCCACCACTCCTGACCGTAAGAAGAAGTCTAAACCAATGTCTGATGTTGCGAAAGAACGCGCTGCCGCGATCAAAGCATTGTTAAAGGACTTAGGATGCGAGGACGATGAATGGGTCACCCCAGAGAACTCTAGAGCTAACATTTCAGCTTCGATGAAGGCGCATGCCAAGCTTGCCTCTGTTGATCCTCCAGTTGCATCTGCAGCTGATTGGGAGAAAGCTTTTGAGGCGGGCGTCGCTGATTTTGACACCACTTTGTTGAAATCGCATGCTCAGCAAGGATTTGAAGGCTGGTATAAGCTCGCTGCCACTCTGGCGGACACATCCTCGGGTGTTTCGGCTAGATTTCGTAGGCAGAATAAGAGACAGTGGGCAACCGACCCGGAATTGTTGTTAGCGATGATCGATTTGGTTCAGTGTAGGTTGGTTTTGATGTTGATCCATGCTGACAGCGTCTCTGGGTACACTCCCGAGCAAGCTGTGAAGTTTGGGTTGAAAGACGTTTTGCTTTTGTCCGTCAAGCAAGAGCCTCATGCTCCGAAGAAAGCTAAGCAAGGACGTTACAGAATGATATGGATCAGCTCGTTGATTGACTGCTTTGTTCAAAAGCTATTGCACAAGGCTTTGAATGCCAGAGACATTGAGCATTATCAGTCCGGGGAGAAGTTTCACTCTGCGGCTGGGATGGGTCATCATGATGAAGGCATCAAGCATTTGTGTTCTGCTTTTGACGCAGTCTTTGGAGACGACGAATTTCTTCTTACCTGTGACGCGTCTATGTGGGATTTCACCATGGACAAGCAGGCGCACCTCAATCACGCAAAGAGGCGCTGCCTGTCTTGTGACGACCCTGC